GCTTGCTGGTTGAGGCTCGAGAGCAGCCCCGCCGTGGTGTTGCCGGCGCCGTAGAGCGATCCCATGGCGCCGAGCTGGTTGGCGACGTTCTGATTGTACTGGTTGGCGATGAGCTGCCCCTCGCCTTAGCTCAAACCGCGCGCCAGCGCCTGCTGGTTGAGGCCCGAGAGGTCGCGGCCGGCGCCGGCGAACATGCCGTTCACCTGGTTGGTGATGTCGGCGTTGGTGGCGGCGAGCGCGTCGGAAAAGCCGGGCGTCGAACGCGGATCCAGGAAGCTCGTCTGCAGGTATGGATTGAGCTCGCCGCGATATTGCTGGTAGGCGCCGCTGATCATCGGCGCCTGCGCCTGCGCGTCGCCGCCGGCGAGCAGCGCGTTGGCGAGATCGGTCGTCTGCGGCAGGAACTGGCTGATATAGCCCGAGTTGCCGGCAAGCCCGCCAATCGCAGCGTTCTCCTGCGGCGTGAGCGAGGTGTTGGCGAGCTGCCCTTGCAGCTGCGCGAGGATGCCAGAGAGAAACGGCTGCGCTGGCGCCCACGGATTGGTTGTTCCGCTCGCGCTGGTGGCGCCGGTGGTGGCGCCGCTCGTGCTGTTGCTCGAATTGACGAGGCTGTTGACCGCCTGATTTTTGTCGACGGTTTGCGTGGTTCCGCCCATGCTATGAAACTCCGTAGTAGCAACGTCGTCATGCGCGGGCTTGACCCGCGCATCCATCGTTTTCGCGAAGAAGATGGACCCGCGGGTCATAAGCGCGTTCACGCGCGTCTTCCGACGCGCTATGCCCGCGGGTGACGATGTGTGACCAATTCCTTTTCCAACAGCACGCGGGTGGTGCGGTACTCCGGCAGGAGCTTGCGCCAACCGCGGCGGCCGTAGATGCGCATGGCGGCGCAGCCCTCACGCCTGCCATAGGCTTCGAGGCGTGCAATCAGCGGCAGCCATTGCGAGCGGTCGTGGCCGCCGCAGGCCACGATGGTGCAGAACTTTTCGCCGTTCGCCGAAGTCAGCTCCGTCACCGCGGCCGCCTTGATCGTCTCGCCGTTCCAGGCGAGCCAGAGGAGCGCGCTGCCGTTGCGCACGGAACGCTCGACGTCGGCGTAGCTCGAGAGCCGCCCCCTCTCCATCGCCGCCTTGATCAGCGACGCGACGTGCGGCCAGAATTCATGCGCCTGCGCCGGATCGACGCAGATGAGTTGGCAGCACGCTATCGCGCGCTCTTTCGCGTCACCCGCGGGCTTGACCCGCGGGTCCATCTTCTTGCGAGAAAGGATGGATTGCCGGGTCAAGCCCGGCAATGACGACCTTGCATCAACCGAGCGCGACATAAAGAAAGGTCCGATCGGCCTGCGCGTTGTTGGCGTGGGTGACGACGAAGGAACCGTTGTTGACGGTGCCGATATACATCGTGCCGTTGCCGATCTCGGCCGCGGCATTGGCGGTCTTCGCAAACGGCAGCACGGTCGAGCCGGCGCCGCAGTTGCGCGCCGTCACCGTGGTCGAGGCTGCGTTCGGCGTCAGCGTGAACGAGCCGACCGCATTCGATCGCCCCTCGAACAGATCGCGTATCGCGCGCACGATCTTGTAGATGTCCTTTTCGTCGGGCGAGAGGGTATTTGCCATTGCTGCTTCTCGAAACTTTGTCCCTCGTCCTGAGGAGGCGGCGAAGCCACCGTCTCGAAGGACGGCGGCGCGCTCATGCTTCGAGACGCCGCGCTTTCGCGCGGCTCCTCAGCATGAGGGCGTCACGGCGTGAACGCCCTTTGCTACCGCACGCCTTCTTGCGCCACCATGGGCTCGACGCCGCTCGCGAACGTCCACGCGGTGCCGGCCGGGATGCGCAACCGCCCGCGGGCGAGGCGCGTCGAGACGTTGGCGGGGCACAGCCCCTTGCCGTTGACCGCCTGCTCGGCCGAATAGGTGACCGTGGATTGCAGGTTTTCGCGCGCGCCGATCGAGCCGTAGCAAGTCGGCGCGTCGGTCATGGGACGAAAGCCCTTGACGCGCATGCGCCGGTCAAGCGTCTGCTCGGCGGTGTCAAGCGTCGCCTCCAACGCCGGCCCTCCGGCGATCGGGCCGCCGAAGAAGCCGAGCACGTGCGAGCTGTCGACGATCGAGAGCTGCGACAGCGCCGACGTCGCGACGTCATCGAGGGAGAACGTCAGCGCGTCGATCGAGCTCGAGATGCTGTCCAGGCCCTCGAGGGTGAGGCCCGGCCGCGCCAAGGTCGCGAGGTATTCTCCGCTTTGCATGATCAGCGCGGCGCGCTCGATGCTGTAGTCGTAGACCAGGATCTTATCGAACAAGCCGGCCGAGCCGGCGAGCGATTTGTAGGTCCAATAGACGCGCGTGGCGCGCGGATCGCTCGCGCCGATGATCAGATGCAGCTGGCTGGCGTCGGCGTCGGCGAAGAAGGTGCGGTCGAAGCGCTCCTTTCCGATCGGAATCGGATAGCCGCCCGGCAGGATCATGTAGAAGCCGTCGTTGCCGGCGAAAAACAGCCGGTCGCCGCCGCGCACGAGCGACAGCGGCGCGAAAATGCCCTTGTCCTGGGCCACGCGGTCGATCTGGAACACATAGGGCGCGCCCGGCGCGAAGACCATGCGCCGCAGCGCCGCGTCCTGGGTGATCAGTCCGGTCTCGCCGCCGCCGATGGCGCGCACCACGCCGCCGTCGGGGAGATCCTGGAAGTCGCTCGAGTTCACGCCCGACGTCCAGGTGGTAACGGCATTGAGGCCCGACCATTGGATGCGGTAGGGCGTCGCCGTGCCCATGCCGGAGAGCACCACGAAGCGGTTGGCCACCGCGACGTAGCGCGCCTGCGGCGGCGAGCCGCCGAGATCGGCGAACGCCGACGATGACGTGAGGTCGAACACTTGCGGCACGGTGTTGATCTGCACGGCGATGACAAAGTTATTGAACTGGGCAAATTGCCACTGCTCGCCGTTGCCGACGCCGGTATAGCTGCCGCCGCCCTTGCTGACGTCGGTCCACGCGAACGTCGTGTTGTTGAGCTTGTAGAGCTTCGTCGCCGTGGCCGCGAACACGGTCACCGATTGGTCGGCGTTGCGGGCATAGAAATAGCCGCGGCATGGGAGCGCCTGCGAATACTGCGACACGCTCGCCACCGGCCCATAGCCGTCGGCGCGCGGGAACACGTTCTGGATGATTTGCGAGCTCGCCGCCTTGTACGGCGACAGATCCGGCTTCCAATCGGCGAAGGGGAGTACAGGCATTGGCAATCTCCGTCCTCATGCTGAGGAGCCGCGCCTTAAGCACGTTCACGCGCGTCTTCAACGCGCTATGGCGCGGCGTCTCGAAGCATGGCCGCACCTAAAGCGCGTTCACGCGCGTCTTCGACGCGCTATGGCCGTCCTTCGAGACGCGTCGCTCACGCAAGTCGGGTTTACCCGACTTGCGCGCTTAACGCGCCGATCTCGGGTAAACCCGAGATCGGTGGACGCTCCTCAGGACGAGGGTCTTTACGGCGTTGTTCCCATCACGCGCGCGGCGCCGGGGTCGCCGCCGCGCGTCTTGTTGTTGAGCTTGTCGATCTCGTCGAAGATCTCGTCGCGGCGCGCCTTCCACATGGGCGCGCGCTCGTCGTTCACTCCGAACATCTCGGCCTCGACCAGCGCGCCGAAGAGGTAGAGGTCGGGATGCGCGGTCAGGAGCCAGTTGGGATCGCTGGTCGCGAGCGCCGGGATCTTCTGGAAATAGTTGACCTCGAGCGCGGTTTGATCGAGCGGGCGGACCTTAAGTGTCGCGCCTTCGATGGTGAAGATGCGCGGCACGTCCGCCGGCGCCGAAGGATACGCCGCCTGCAGGTAGGAGGGATGCACGTAGGCGAGCTCGACCCGCGGCGAGCCGGTCCAGGTGACGCGCCGCAAAGCGAGATAGTCGGCGGGCAGCGCGGCCGAGCCGTTGGCGTCGGGCGTGAGGTTGGTCATCGCCTCCTGCTGGCGCACGCGCAGCCGGCGGTTGGCGCAGGCCTCGAACAGCGCGATGAATTCCGGGATGCGCGCACTGAACAGGCTGTGATCGAGCCAGTTGCCGATCGCGCTCTGCAGCTCGGCGTAGGTCGTGATGCTCATGGCGTCATCATCCGCTCATTCCCGCCCCCGCTTTCGCGGTGGGTAACTCCAGCGGTAACAATCTCCTCCGCTCATTCCCGCGGAAGCGGGAATCCAGCGGCTTCGGTCCCCGGTTCTGGGTCCCCGCTTTCGCGGGGACGACCGGGACTATCGATCGGTTCGCAGATATTTCCATTCCGGATCTTCGAGCTTGCGCGCCACGAGCGCGTCGAACTCGGCCGTGAACATGCGCAGCTTGGTATTCCCCCGCGCGTGCGCTTCGTTGAGCCACCCGAGCAGGATCACGTTGGGGATGGTCGCCACGTGGCGGCCCCAATCGCTCGTCTGCGACTCTCCGCGCAGGCGCTGGTTGCGCTCGAGAATCGGCTCGACGTCTTGCGTGGCGCTTGCGATCACCGTGCCGCTGTGATCAAGCAAGAGGTCGGTACGCATCCGTCTTTGCCTCATCTATGCACTCGGTCCGTCATGGCCGGGCATAGCGCGTCGGAACACGCGCGTGAACGCGCTTATGACCCGGCCATCCATCCTTCTTGCGAAGAAGATGGACCCGCGGGTCAACGGGGTCCCCGCCGACAATGTCAGCGGGGTGCCCCGTCCCGCGGGTGACGATCAGGGCATAGCCGGCGGCTCGATGATGTCGTAGGCGCGAGCGACGATGAGCGGGGCGAACGCCTTGCCGATGAGCTTCTTGATGAGCGCCACGTCGTCGATCTTGATCTCCTGCTCGCCGCCCTTCGATGTGACCTCGGCGAGGCGGAAGCGCTTCACCTTGTCTTCGGCGGGAAGATTCTGCTCGTCGGCGTAGCTCGCCAGCAGCGCCGCGCAGGCCACGCGGCCGAGCGTGGCGTCTTTTTCGCCATCCTTGACGGCATCGCCGTCGAGGTCCTTGATCACGGAGGAAAAGTCGATTTTCATACCAGGTCTCTCTGCGGATGCTCTCAATGCGCCAGCTGCTCTTGTTCTTTTTCAGCCATCGACTGCTCGTGCTAGCCCGATGGGACCTCCACTTTATGCGGCTTCGATTGCGCAATTTCTTAACGCGCAAGCATGCCGCCATTCGCAAGCGGGCTGCATCGGCGCGGCCGATGTACCTCAATCTCGGCTCGGGACCGCGCGGGATCTCCGATCTCAATTGGATCAACGTTGACGGCTATCCGGACAAAAACGTCGATTTCCTATTGGACTTCACGCGCCCTCTGCCGTTTGCCGAGCGGTCGCTTGATGGCGTGTTCTGCGAGCACGTTTTCGAGCACTTCACCCAGGACGACGGCGAGCGGCTGGCGCGCGAGCTCAAGCGATGTCTTCGACCGACTGGCACGCTTCGTATTATCGTTCCTGATGCCGAGCGGGTCATGCGCGCCTACTTCGAAGAGCCGAATTGGCTGGCGGAGCGGCGGCAGGCCGCAACCGCCGGCGAGGCCATCAACTCCTATTTTCGCCAGCGTTACGACCATCACTTTCTTTACGATTGGCCCACCATGCAGCGGATGCTGCAGCGCGCGGGCTTCGCCACGGTCGTGCGAAGCAGCTATAAAGTTGGTCAACTCAGCAAAGAGATCGTTTTGGACGCCCCACCATACGAATGTGAGAGCCTTTATGTCGAAGCGAGTCCTTCTACTTCGTAAAGCGTCGTTGGCGCTCAATCCGGTTCTCAAGCTTGCGGGACTCGAGTTTCGCGAGATTGAGCCGGATGCCACCAGATCGTCATAGTGAAGCGGCGTGATTGTTCGGGCGTTATAATCAAGCAACTTGATAATTGAGCGTCGTGATCGTCTGTGCATCTGCCGTCACGAGGCGCTGGCGACGTATCTCCGTCGCGCCGCCCGTTACATTCTCCAATTCCAGACAGAACGAGCGCGTGTTGTTCGGCCTCCACCAGAGATGCGTAGCATCGAGCGAGAGCCAGTCGTCACGCTTGAACCAGCTGTTCTCGACTCGCATGGTCGCCCACAACGTGGGGACCACGTTTCCGAGATTCGAGATGCACGCGGAGATCACCGCGAAGCCGCCAGGCTGTTGAAGGAAAAAACCGTTCGTGCTCCCGACGTGACTGCAGCCGGCTACATGTAGCGATTGGCCGCCGGCATTGTTGATGAAGTTCACACTCTCGCTGCGGCAGGCCTGCACGCTCATGGCGTTGTCGGAAAGCGACCCAGTATAAATGTCGCAGTCGGCAGAAGTCTGGAAGCCGACGCCGTGGATCGTCGGCACCGAGCCCGCGCCAGCGAAGATCGCGCGGTTGCAGCCTTGGAAGTTGCCGCCGATGACGGTCTGCTGCAAAGCATTGGCGTTCGACGTAAGCAGGCCCGCGGTCGAGCATGACAGCCAAAAGCAGTTGAGAAACAGGTTCTCGCTGCCCATGAAGCCGGAATGCCCAATCTCGACGCCGATCGAGCCGCCGTCGAAGAACATGTCGGCAAAAGGTGTTCGATTGAAGCGCCGGACCTCCGGCCGACCCGTCCCAATCGAGATCGAATGATTTCCCGCCGGTGGCAGCGGTGAGTCGCATCCCTTCGAAGCGCGAATAGCCGCAGCCATTGGTGACGAAAACCGACGAGCTCGGCGTGACGTTCTCGATCTGGGTCACGAAGCGGCCGGCGCCGATGATCCGGCCGCCGTGCAGATATTTGACTGCGAGGGGCGTGGTGATCTTGTAGTGCCCCGGCGGGATGTAGAGCACCTTGTTCTGCCGAACGTTGCTGGTGCCATGCGGCGCGTCGGACGGGCCGAAACAATGGCCGAGCGCGGCTTGCAGCGCGGCGGTGTCGTCGGTCGCAAAGTCGCCGACGGCACCAAAGCGGCTGTCCTTCACGCTGACGGGCTCGAAGTCGGCAAACAGCAACATCGGAATCGCCGCCATCATCAAGCGGCCGTGGTGACGGCGGTCCAAGTTGTGCCGCCGTCAGTGTTGATGTAGGCCCGATTGTTGGTCGCACTGCCGTCGCTGCGCAGATAGAGCGAGCCTTTAGCGGCGCTCAGCGTCGGCGCGCCAGAACCGACGTAAATGCCATAATTGGCGGTGCTCGAAAATTTGTAGCCGAAGCTGTTGAGACCGCCTGCGGGGATCCCGGTCGTGGATCCAAGCGTCGCCGCGGTTCCGCTCGATGCGAGATCAAGCACAGGCGCTCCGCCGGCATGCAGGCTGAGCACCCGGAAGCTGCCACTTCCGATTTTGCCTGCCTCGATGATCGCAACGTTGCCGCTCCAATATGCCTGTAAAGATTCGTAGTTGTTCGTGACACCGGCATCCGAGCCGTTGATGATCTGCCAGCCGCCGAAATTCGCACCGGCGATATTGATGAGCGCGACCGGCGTCGTGCCGCCGGTCGCGAGATTGACCTTGCTCGTGCCCCCGAGCTGGAAATCGGCGAATTTACTGCTCGTGCCGGCCGCGGTTTGCGTCAGGTTGAGCAGGATGCCGGTCGGATTACCGCTCGTGTTCCACGTTCCCGACAGATCGAGCAGCGCCTGTGCGTTTGCGCCGGTCAGACTATAGCTCGACGCAACCAGCGCCTGAGTATTCGAGGCCGGCGTGATGGTTTGCGTGGCGGAGAATGTATTTCCGGCGTTGAGCAGCGGCACGGTGCCGCCGCTGGTGCCGGTGTTCGCGAACGCCGCCGTGCCGAGCGTGCCGCCGGCGCCGACGTTGAGCGTCGCGCCGTCGGTGCCGGCAAGCGTGAGCGTGTTCGAGACTGTCAGCGTCTTGCCGGAGGCAACGGAGACCGCGCCCGCGCCGACGATGAAGGCCTTGAGCTGATTGGCCGTGACCTTGACATCCGCGGAGCCGTTGTCGGAGTAGAACAGCTCGCTGCCGGTCAGCGCGCCGGAGGCGGTCAGATTGGCGAGAGTCGAGTTGGCCATGGTCTAATGTCCCAACAGGAGGAAGCCTGAGCCGTTACGCAACAGGAGATGCGAAGACCCGTCGCGCAACAGAAGGCTCGCCAAGCGCGCGGCGATGGCCTTGAGGCCGAGCCGCCCAAAGTCGCCGGCGCCGAGACGTCCGAACGCCATCACGAAACCTCGGTCACGTTGAGCGTGCCGGCCGACGACACCTGGATAGCCGCGACCTTCTGCCCCGGCGTCACCGTGAAATATTCGGCCGCGAGCGCTGGCAAGTAGCTGTCGGTCGCGACCGCGGTCGGCGTGCCATCACCGATGCGCACGCGGCAATCGGTGGTGGCGACGAGCCGCACCCTGTAGGTCTGCGCACCGAAGGCGCTGCTCGCGGCCGAGCTCGCGCCATAGGCCACGTCCTGCGACGCGCCGAGGCGGCCGGTGCCGATGTATTGAACCGCGCCCATGGCTCAAGCCTGCTTGAGCACGGCGGTGAAGTTGCCGGCGATATTGGCGCCGGAGGCGCCGGAGGGCGTGAACGAGATGGTGTCGTCCTCGTTGGCGTAGGATTTGGCGGTGGGCGTCATCGACGCGACCTGGCCGACGCCGGCGCCCGCCACCGGCAGCGTGAAGGGGCTGCCCGAGATCGCCGCGCCGTTGAGCGCGACTGCGATCGAGCAGTCGGCCGTGGTGATCGAGCCGTTTGCGACCGCCGTGAGCTTTTCGATGCTGCAGCGGAACGGCACGCGCAAATACTCGGCGACCGGGGACGCGCCGATCGACGGCGAGTGGGCCGAAATGTGGATAACGGTGAGTTTGTGAGTGCTCGGGTAAGCCATGTTGGTCTCCCATGAGAGGAAGGCCGGCGCTCTTGGCGCAGCCTGCGTAAACTTGCCTGCGCGCGCCGGCCACCAAGTGGACAGAAATTTCCGCTCATTCCCGCGTAAGCGGGAATCCAGAACCAAGGGCTGGGTCCCCGCTTTCGCGGGGACGAGCGGACTCGGGGGCTCTTGATCGCGGAGTTCGACTAGCTAGTGGTGTTGTCGAACACGCCGCCCGACGATTTCTCGTTGCGGGCGACGAGGGCGTATTCGGAGAGCATCTGGCGGCGCTCCGAATCGCCGGTACGGGCCAGCGGAATCGAGACCATGCGCCGGCCGTTGAGATAGGCGACCGCCCACATCTCCATCTGCAGCACGAGCACGTCACGCGCGCGCTGGAAACGGTTGGGGACGACTTTGAGGCGCCCGAAGTCGGACTCGTAGACGTCGACCGCAGCCACGATCTTCTTGGAGCCGACGTCCTCGATCGGCGTGGCGCGGCCGGTGAAGCTGGAGAACGCCTGCTTGTTGAAGCCGCCGACCATGATCATGTCGGGCTTGCCGCCCGCGTTCCAGATCGACTGCAGCACGGTCTTCAAGTTGGCCTCGGTGAAGGGCCGTCGGCGGCCGAGGGATCGGAACCGCCCGAGCCTTTCGACGTGTTGCTCTTGATCCAGGACAGCACCGAGGCGGTCTTGCGCGCGGTGGTGTCGTTGCCGGTCACCTTGGCCTGGTTGGTGCCGACGAGGATCGCCTCCATGTCGCGCTTGAGCTCGAGGCCCTTGAGCATCTCCTGGTAGGCGAGCTCGTCGTCGCGGCCGGCGTGCTCCACCGCCCGCTGGGTGCCGGTGACGCGCGGCACCTTGTAGGAGATCTGGCAGATGTTGCCGAGCCGCACCGTCGGCGTGGTGGCGGTGGTGGCGGCGTCGTCGCCTTCGAGCTGGGCATTGGTGGTGTCGGCGGCGGCGAGCGCTTGTGTCTGCCATTCGTGATTGACGGCGGTCGCCTTCTCGCGCTCGATGCCGGTCACGAACGGCGTATCGGTCGGATCGATGCGATAGATGACATCCGAGAGATCTTCGCGGTTGCCGATCGCCTCGTAGGTGGCGAAGGTGTTGGTGGGGAGTGCCATGGTATTTTCCTTTCTGTTCGCAGGCCTCATCCGCTCACCCCCGCGCAAGCGGGGGTCCAGAGCTACGGACTGTGGCCCTGGGTCCCCGCTTCCGCGGGGACGAACGGGAAGGCGCTATCGAGCGGCTGCCCGACGCGCGCGGACAAGCGCCGCCGCGTCTCGCAAGCTGCCGCTCTGTTCGAGCCGTTGGGTGAGGTGCTGGACGCGCGCTTCGTCCGTGCCTTGACGGGGCGTCGCGGCGCCCGGCCGCTGAACCGGGGGAACGGGCTTGACCGCCGCAGCCTTGGCCTTGGCCTTCGTCTGCGCCTCGCGCCAGAGCGTCGCGTCGCGGATCAGGAGCTGCAGGCGATGGTCGCGGAGCGAAAGCTCCTTCTGACCGTTCCACAGCGGCACCAGTTCCGCTTCGTCGAAGGGAAGGTC